GAAATCTTATTGCTGGTACTCCAGAAAACCAAAAGACCACAGAAACGGGCTTAATAATAATGATTTACCACGAAACTACCCTGAAAAAGTTTCCAAATATTCTCACAGAGTGGTTCGAGGAAATCAAAGAACCGACAGACAGCGCTCACTGGAAGCCAAAAATAGCCGAGAAATACTTCTACATTAACGAATATGGAGATATGGAGTGGGAAGTCTGGAACGACGACGATGTGGATAACAGACTTATGGCTATGGGTCTTGTCTACCGCACTGAAGAAGAATGTGAAGAAGCTCGCGACCGAAGGCTAGCAGAAGTCAGACTGAGCCGAACCTCGACCTTTGAGCCAGACTTTGAGAATGGAAGCGGCGGGTGGGTTGTGTGTTACCGCCGCCGTGCTGGAAAATTAGACTACATAAAAACCTATG